GGGAGAGACCGTTGAGTGACATCAGCATCGAGGGCACCGTCGAGGAAGCCCGCGAGAAGGCCAAGCAGCTTCCGGAGCCGCGTGGCTACCGCATCCTTTGCATGGTTCCGCAGATCGAGGAGAAGTACGAGAGCGGGATCATCAAGGCTGACGCCGTGATCAAGAGCGAGGAGCAGACGACTGTCGTCCTGTTCGTCATCAAGCTCGGCCCGGAAGCCTACGCTGATCCAGCCCGGTTCCCGTCGGGGCCGTGGTGCAAGGAGGGCGACTTCGTCCTCGTGCGCGCCTACGCCGGTACCCGGGTGAAGATCCACGGCCGAGAGTTCCGCATCATCAACGACGACACGGTGGAAGCGGTGGTTGAAGACCCCCGCGGCATCGGTCGCGCATAAGGAGTTATCCCCATGCCCGAGACAAACGCCGAACGGCAAGAGTTCCGCTTCCCGGACGAGGCCCCGAACAAGGCCGTCGATCCGGAGCTTGAAATCGAGATCGTGGACGATACCCCGGAGCAGGACCGGGGCCGCGAGCCGCTCCCCAAGGAGATGGTGGAGGAGCTTGAGAACGATGACCTTGCGGAGTACTCCGACAAGGTGAAAAAGCGTCTCAGCCAGATGAAGAAGGTCTGGCATGACGAGCGCCGCGAGAAGGAACGGGCTGCCCGGGAGAAGGAGGAAGCCGTCCAGTTCGCCCAGCGGGTGCTGGAGGAGAACCGGAAGCTGCGCGGGCGCGTCGGGCAGGGCGAGAAGAAGATCCTTGAGGAAGGCACCAAGGCAGTCGCCGTCGAGCTAAAAGCAGCGAAAGATAAGCTTAAGCAGGCGCTGGACGCTGGTGACGTGGATGCCATTGTCACCGCTCAGGAAGAACTCGCTGATGTGAAGCTTCGGCAACGTGAGCTAGAGAAGTTCACCCCCTCTTTACAGGAGTCTGAAGAAGGTGTAGAAGACACCCAACAGACTTCGGCATCGGGCCGTGTCATCGTGGACCCCAAGGCAGAAGCTTGGCGGGACAAGAACACGTGGTTCGGCAACGATGAGGAGATGACCGCCCTCGCGCTGGGTCTGCATGAGAAATTGGTCCGTAGCGGCGTTGATCCTCGTAGTGACGACTACTACGACAAGCTCAACAAAACTATGCGTAAGCGCTTCCCCGAATACGAGTGGGAGGACGCTATGGAAACGCGGGAGACGAACCGGGGAAAACCGGCCGCCCGCGCAAGACCAGCCACCACCGTGGCTCCAGTGTCGCGCTCTACGGCCCCACGTCAGGTAAAGCTGACGCCGTCACAGGTTGCTCTGGCCGCGAAACTCGGCCTCAGCCCTCAGGACTACGCCAAGGAACTGCTGAAACTGGAGAACAACAATGGCTGATGCACCCCCGACAAATCGACTCGCCCGAGAGCTTCAGAACCGTGAAACCTCGGAGCGCAAGCGTAGCTGGCAGCCGCCGCAATCCCTGCCCACCCCTGTACCTCAGCCCGGCTGGGTATTTCGGTGGATTCGCATCAGTGTCATGGGTCAGAATGACCCCAGCAACACTGCATCGAAGTTCCGTGAAGGTTGGGAACCCGTGAGGGCCATTGACCATCCGGAGTTGGTCAGTCTCGGGGATACGAACTCCCGCTACAAGGACAACATCGAGAACGGCGGCCTCCTGCTCTGCAAGGCCCCGGAAGAGATGGTCCAGCAGCGTGAGGAGTACTACCGGAATCAGGCCAACGCGCAGATTGAAGCGGTGGACAACAACTTCATGCGTACCGAGGACAAGCGGATGCCGCTCTTCAGTGAGCGTAAGTCCACGACTTCCTTCGGGCGCGGTTCAAGGTAAGATTTAGGAGACTAACATGGCATATCCGATTGTAGACGCCCCCTACGGCTTCGCCCCGGTCAACCTGACCGGTGGTACGCCGTTTGCCGGGGCTACTCGGGAGATCCCGATTGCCAGTAACTATGGCACCAGCATCTTCAATGGCGATCTGGTCGTCCCGCTGACCTCCGGTACCATCGCGCTCGCTGCGTCCACTACGACCATCCCGGCCACCGGCTTCCTCGGTGTCTTCCTCGGGTGTTCGTACACGGTTCCCGCGACGGGCCAGAAGGTGTTTTCGAACTACTACCCGGCCAACACGGTCGCCTCTGATATCACGGCCTATATCTGTGATGATCCGACGGCGCTCTTCAAGGTCGTCCATACCGGTACCGGCGTGAACACCGCACAGAGCCTGACCCCGACCTACGTCGCCCGTAGCGCCTCCATCTTCAAGAACGCGGCTATCGTTCTGAACACGGGTGTTGTCGCCACTGGCCGTAGCCGGATGGCGATTTCGTCCATCGCCACGACCAACACCCTGCCCCTGCGTGTCGTTGACGTCGTCCGTGATACGGCGAACGCTGCTGGCAGCTTCTGTGAGCTTGTCGTGCGGATCCCGCTTGCGGCCCACAGTTACCACACGGCGCTCGGCGTCTAATAGGAGCAACTAACCATGGCTATTTCTCGCGCACAACTGCTCAAGGAGTTGCTTCCCGGCCTGAACGCCCTGTTCGGCATGGAGTACGCTCGCTACGGTGAGGAACACAAGGAGATCTACGAGACCGAGACCTCCGACCGTTCCTTTGAAGAAGAGACCAAGCTGTCGGGCTTCTCGGCGGCTCCGGTGAAGGCTGAGGGCGCCGCGATTGCCTACGACAACGCGCAGGAAGCGTGGACGGCCCGCTACAACCACGAGACCATCGCGCTTGGCTTCTCGATCACCGAAGAGGCGATTGAGGACAACCTGTACGACTCGCTGTCGGCCCGGTACACCAAGGCGCTGGCCCGTGCGATGGCCTACACCAAGCAGGTCAAGGCTGCCTCCATCTTGAACACCGGCTTTACCGGTGCCGCGGGTGGTGACGGCGTGACCCTGTTCAGCACGGCTCACCCGCTGGTCTCTGGCGGCACCAACAGCAACACGTTCGTGGTGCAGGCTGACCTGAATGAGACGTCGCTTGAGGCGGCGGTCATCCAGATGTCGGGCTGGACGGACGAGCGTGGCCTGCTGATCGCGGCCAAGCCGAAGAAGCTCATCGTCCCGCCGGGTCTGATGTTCGTTGCCAAGCGGCTGCTCGACACGGAGCTTCGTGTCGGAACGTCGGACAACGACATCAACGCCATGAAGTCGATGGGTACCATCCCGGGTGGCTACAAGGTCAACCACTTCCTGACTGACCCGAACGCGTGGTTCCTGATCACGGACATCCCGAATGGTCTGAAGCACTTCGTCCGTACCAAGCTGTCCAACAGCATGGACGGGGACTTCGACACCGGTAACGTCCGCTACAAGGCCCGCGAGCGGTACTCGTTCGGCTGGTCGGATCCGCTGGCGATCTTCGGTTCGTCTGGTTCCACCTAAGAAGTGGCAAGCTAGGGGGGCTTCGGCCCCCCTAGCTCTACTGGAGATTTATACGTGGCAGTCGCCATTGCTAACTCCAACCCTACTCCGGAGTATCTGGAGAGTGCCTTCAAGTCGATCCAGATTCCGGCGATCAATTTTGTCGGTACGCTTCTCTCTGGTGGCCCGATCACCGTAGACGTCGTTGGCCCGAATAACGCGGTCTACGGGACTTTCACGCTCGACGTCGTGAACCAGCAGGTTTCCAGCGGCCTGCTCACGAATTTGCCCGTCCAGTTGCGCTATAACGTAGTGTCTGGTACAGGCAAGTTCACCATCGTTTGTCTGCCCGGAGTCTGAGATGGGTGCTTTTGTTCGCGGTCTCGCTGTTCCAGTTGTAACGACTGGTACCTCTTCGACGTCTACTGCGGGCGTGGCTGGTGCCCAGACGTCGAATTACGCTACTGACAAGATCACGACTGAGAAAGAGGCTGCGCACTTCCTGCGTCAAGCTTCGCTTGGCCCGACCTACCCCGAGATTCAGGAGGTCCTTGCGCTGGGCAGCCGGCGCAAGTGGATCCAGAATCAGATCAATTCGCGGTTCACCGGTACCGGCTACGCTGAGTGGACTCCGGGCGCGAGTACGCTGAAGTACGGCGGCACGCTCAACCCGGGCTGGATCGGTACCATCGCCGGCAAGCTTCGCCCGCCTGAGACGGTAGAGTCTGGCTCTGGCCCGGACCCGGCCCAGCCGGGCGTGGCCTACACGAACCGTATGCTCCTCACGGCGATGCTGCGGAACCGCCCACAGGTTACCGCGTACACCGATGCCACGGGAGCGGTCTGGCAGGACCCGAATGCGACCCTGCTGATGAAGTGCGTCTGGGTGTTGAACAAGTTTATCCCGGTCAGCTTCCCCGGTGGTGGCTGGGACAGCACGAACCGCCCGCTGCCTATCGCAGCGTGGTATCAGATGCTGTCGCAGTTCGCGTTTCGGAATTACAAGGACCTGCTGGTTGAGGTTACGTTCCACCCAGCCATGGCCCGGATGCTGACCCATCTGCGCAACAAGAAGACCCCGCCTTCCGGGGGTAACCAGCCGGATGAGAACTACGCCCGCGAGATCATGCAGCTAATGACTATCGGGTTGTATGAACTCAACATGGACGGTACGCGCAAGCTCGATGCGCAGGGTAACCCCATCGAGATGTACGACAACGAGGACATCCTCGCGCTGTCGCGGGTCTTCACCGGTCTGACGCGATGGGATTCGGCCGACACGGTGTACGTCGATTCGAACTACACCAATGGTACTGCTGATGGCAACGGCGACCTGAGCAGTGGCGAGCGGCAGTGCTTTGCCGGTACGGCGCAGAATACCCAGAGCTTCAACCCGATCACCCGGTCCTTGACGCGGTGGATCTATGCGCGTTGCGTGCCCTACTACGGTTGGGTAGATACGGATCCTGTCTACGCGCTTGACGGCTTCATCGACCAGCCAGCGTTCGTTCCCGGTGGGAACACCACGACTGGCCCCGGTCGGGCCGCGTTTATCAAGACGGTCATCGACAAGATCGAGGCGGTTGTCCGCCGTCTGGTTGAACACCCCAACACAGCCCCGTTCGTCAGTAAGAACCTCATCAAGCTGATGGTCACTTCGAACCCCAGCCCGGCCTATGTCGAGCGGGTGGCCCGGACCTTCCGTGACAACGGGCGGGGCGAGATCGGTGACATGGCTGCCGTGTGGATGGCGATCCTGACGGACCCGGAGGCGGCCCAGACCATCAACACCAGCCCGTCCCACGGTCGGGTCCGGGACGGGTTCGAACTGTTTGCCAACATGGTGCGGTCGTTCGACCGGACGGTCCGCTACACGCAGGCATCGGCGACGGCTTCGGACTCGATCTACCTCCCCAACGCAGGCGGTGTACCGACGTTCAATGACGGTTCGGCCCTGACCCATCTGGTCCAGACGACGCAGGATGGCACGACCATGCTGCTGAACTTCGGTGCGTGGCCCTACATGTCGCCGTCGATCTTCGGCTACTACTCGCCTGAGTACACGGCCAAGCCCGGCGACGACTGGGGCATCCTCCTGCCTGAACTCGGCTCGATGTCTGCGGCGACCAAGATGACTATTATCAGTCAGTTGATGACCCGCTTCTGTCTGCCGAACAACGCGGCCGGTAGCCCCAATGCGAGTGCTACCCGGGGCACGGACGTCCTGACGTCGCAGGATTACGTGACTATCCTCGGAACTGGTGTCAGCACGGCGGGGTCGGCCGGCGCTATCGCACTGGTAGACCGACTCGACCTCTTGCTGTGCGGCGGGACGCTGGAGCAGACGAAGAAGGATGAGATCGTCGCCTGTATCGCCAACTCGCCCGCCATGCCGACCAGTACGGCGAAG